TCAGAAGAAGAACTGGAACAATTGACTGATTCTAAACCGGAGCCGGGAAGGTTCTGGTTTTTTTTGATAGAGGATGCAAGCTTCTTGTTCGATTGAATTCAAAAAGCTCTTTGGAATATGCAAAGATTGAACATATTGCTGAAAATAGTGTTTGATATCCTCTTCATGATCAAAATTCTGAAGAGCTGCTTTTTTTTCTTGACGAATTTTCTTGAGGCTTTTTTTTAGAAACACCGCAATTTCAAGGTCATCTTTCTCTTCATACATCGACAGGAGCAAGATTTGTTTTTGTAGATACGATAATGTTGCGAAGTTGAGTTGAAGTTTATCGAAATCGCTATCGATCGCTGGATCAAAAGCTCGAGCGATCATCGTTTCTGGAACGTTTTCATAGACGAGTTGGATCAAAGAATCCCGAATATCGTCTTCTCTTTCTAGAGTATGGATTTCTTTCAGCCATTTTGAAAGGATCTTTTTAACCTGGCTTCCAGTTTGTTCTTCATCTTCTACAAACTGTCGTACATGGACAAAAAGTGGAGTCGAAAAGGTTTGGATAAAATGTTCGAACGCCTTTGGGTCGCTGCTTTTCATGTTTGAGACGAAAGTATGTAGTTTCATAGTTTTCCTCTTTCTATAAAAGTATGATACTGTTTAGAACATAGGATTTCAACTATTTACTTTATATTTACTTAAATAATATATTTCTCGATATTATGTGATTTTATTGCAAAATGTGCGCTCTGATGTGAAAAGCTGTTATTCAAAACAAAGAAGAACACATAAAAAAAAGCCCTCTTTGAAGGACTGATTTTCGAATGGTGGGGACGGTGGGATTAAAAAAATACAGTTTATACTGTCTTTTTTAGCCTTATTTTCGGCTGTTTTGGTTGTATTTTCTGTAGTTTTTAAAAACTTTTACACCATTTTTTACACCACAAAAAATCAGGAGTTTATTGCTCCTGGCTTGATTTTTCGGCTTCATCGATCACGGCTTGCATGGCTTTGCGTATCACGTCGGACTGTTTTAACCCTAAAACTTTTAAGGCCTCTCTGAACGATTCTACAAATTCTGTTTTATAGGATACGTTGATACTTTTCATGTTCTCCTTATCCCATTTCTTTTGGTATTCATGTTGATTGAATACTTTTTCTCCGTTCGTTCTATTTCCCATTTTTTTGCTCCTTGTATTTTAGATACATGATTGCTGTTAACAAAACCAACATCGCAATGTTCAGCCCAATTTGAATAGTATTGATTGTATTTTTCATACTTTTATTTTTTTTGTTGTGAATCTATAATAATGACTAGGAAGGATTATCTCCTTCCAGTCAAATTGTTGAGAAGCTCTAGGATTTCATTAAGGAAGGCTACTCCTAATGCTATCCATTCAAGTTTTTGCTTGAGCGTGAGCTTCTTCTTTTTTTGTTTTCTGGGCGGGTATTTCACAACTTTATCCTCCTTTTCTTATACCCTTGCTTTACTTAACCATTTTTATCACTCTCCTTTAACTGTCTTTATTATAGCGTACTGCAATCAGTATGTAAAGCTTTTTTGTCTTTTTATATTAAAAAAGAGGCCCGAAGGCCTCAATTTGCTCTTATCTCTTCAATTTGTAAATCTCTATAAGCAATGCTATAATTCCAATAGAGATCTCAATTGTTCTGAAAATTAGCTCAACGTTTTCAGACATATCGCTTCCTCCTTCCTAGCCAGAAGGGGGCTTTTTTTTCGCCAAAAATGAAAAGCCCCCTTTCGGGAGCTTTCTGTTACTTAAAAGTTGCCCAAGGATCTTTGCCATGGACTTCAGAGCCCGAAACGGCTACAACTCCATAGCCCCCAGACTGTCGGACATATTTAACCCAACGATGCCCTTTATAAGCGCATTTAGCGATGTAGCGAACAGATTGACCACTATTGTATGTCACCCCTCCGATTACTTCGCCGTCTGGAGTATCTTTATGGATTCGGATTTTGTCTCTTGTGAAAGTTGCCGTTCCATTTTCTTGAATCCACTTGAGATTTGTTGTGTATGGGTCTTTTGTAGTTGGTTGGCTTCCTCCAATCTGGTCTGATTTTTTCCAAGCCATGCCGTTTCCGTTTTTAACGGTCGTTCCATCAATCACACATGCCTTGTCAGCGCTGATCGATCCAGGCAAGTAATATGTGCCGTACCCGTTGCGATCGTACATGTGCTTAAACTTGCCTTTCGCTACCTCGAAATGACAGTGATTTCCGGTGGCATAACCAGCTGTTCCTTCGTCGCCGAATTCTTGACCCTGCGCGAATTTCTTCACCTGAGCAATATCGGCAATGTAGTTATCGTGAAGGAACATGAATGTGGCGTAGTCGATTGTACCGTCGGCGAACATGAATTTTTTATCGCTCTCCATAAATACGGCATTTCCGTTAGCATAGCTGTCTGTGGCTACAAGATGCATAGATACCGGTGCATAAGTTGGCTCGATCCCTGTATCCTTCCCGGCAATATCAAGGGCATTCACGCCCTTGTGGCTCAGCTGACCGTTGTTTCCTTGTGTAATGTTCATCGTTTCCATCGGAAAGCCGATGAGTTCATAGCCGTTTTTCGTGATTTTTTGATTCTTTTTCATTTTGTTTCCTCCTAAATTAAAAGACCCCCATCATTCTTGAGAGTCAGCTGATTTTTTGAGCAAAGTGATAAAAGGGTTTACCGGATGCATATCTGTCCTGATCTGCAGGATCATGATCTCTTCCTTCATCTTCGTCCCTTCGCCATTCCCATGCAATCCGACATAAGCTTCGTAGATGTCGCTGTACGATCGTCTTTGATCGGGAGTGATAAAGCCCTGGGTCATATACTCTGCATGGTACCGCTCGAGCATATATTTGAGCATAAGCTTGATACCTTCGCTATTCGCATGGATCTGTGCCAGTTCTTGGGCTTTCTCTTTCTTGCGGTCTTCGTGCGCCTGGTCGCGCTTATCATCCATCTTTTTGAGCCGATGCAAAATAAACGGATAAAGGACCGCCGTTAAAAGCGACGATCCCGCAGCAACTGCCCATCCTAAAACGTCCATTTTTTACTCACCTTCTTTTTCGTCTTTTTCCGATTCTGCTTTTTCATCGTCCGCCATCTCTGACCACCTAGTCATAGTTTCAGTTTGCGTGATCCATTTCGGCTTTAAAATCAACTGTTTAAAAGCCTCGTAGCACCCGGTCGAAGCTAGACCACTGACAGCACCAGAAAGCATGATTTCAACACTCACGCCCCCAGAATCGATACATGCAAGTGCGATTCCGAGAACTGCCATCACCAAAGGAATAAAGCGTCTGCTTTTATCCTCTGGATTGGTCAAGGTAGTCCACACGTACCCGACAACGACACAACAACCGACGATCAAAAGATTAAAATAAGATTGTAGAAATTCCATATATTTACCTCCTATTCTACAAGCTCCCATCCGTCTTGATATTCAGCCGGACTATACACATTCCCGTCGATTTTCGAGCGGTAATGCTTTCCTCAAAAGTAATCCCGTCACCCTTGCTGTAGGCGTCATGCGCGCCCGTAGGCTTTTTAAATGGCGGGTACGGGTCTTGCGGATCGGCGACATTGACATAGAGCGACACTGCTTTGTCTGGCGTCCAGTCGGCCTGCGATGTGTGGTCCTGCAAGACTCGATATAAAATTGAGTCATATTGCAGGAATGTACCTTTGGTATATTCGATACCTGTCTGCCACTCGGGATAGAGTGGGCGCATTTCGAGCGCTTGATCGTCCGTAGCAGAGTCAAGGACCGTCTTGTAAGAGAGCTTATCGAGCATCGCTTGAGCCTGTTTCCGTGCTCTCTCTTCTTCTTTTGCTCTTTCGTACGCTTCCCACGTGGCTTGATCAAAACTTGCATGCGTCTGACTGTCCGATCCGATATAGGTCATGTATCCTTCGATTTTGTCGATATCAATTGGATCATCAAAAAAGACCGGGGCATAGCATTGCTCGGTCTTTACAGAAGAAATATTTTTGATTGTGGCGTTTAAGCCGTATTCAATATAAATTTGCATTTTGCCTCCTTAAAATAAAAACCCGTCTTTCGACAGGTTTCTACATACTTAATTTTTGAGAAAGTGCTTGTTGCAATACGCCCGATAAACTTAGATGTGCTTTTGCTGCTTCGTCAGCCATCCAATGAGGAAGGCTAACTGATTTGATCACCGGCTTAGAGTCTTTTAATTCTGCGGTTGCTAGACTAATAAAGCCTCCTTTTGTTGGTTTCGCGTTTTCTCCGCTGGTTGCTGTTGGTAATGAAAGTCCATCATCAACCATTGCTTGTGCCCATGTTTTCAGGCAATCTTCAGCCATATAAAGCGCGTTTGGTAAATCTTTTCCTTCTGTCATACATTGGGGAATATCGACAAAAAACACCAAATAAGATCCGTCATCTTGCTTTACAAATTCAGCCGGATATACTAATTTTTTCATATTTTTATTTCATAAAACATAGATATCGACAAGCGTGCTCATTTGAGCTCCGCTTGTTCGATAATGGCTTTTGCTAAGGCTTCTTTTATTTCTTTGTGTCTTGGAATGGGAATTTTTGTTTTTCCATCTGTGTAAATGTCATGGTTCGCGCCATGTCTTTCAAAATGGAATCCAAGTTTTCCTAGCCTCTTTATAAGCTCTCTTTGTTTCATGGTTCCTCCTTGTGTTTATATAATACTATATAATCTCAAGAGTTTCAACTCTTAAATTAAATAATTTTATATAATTTACTGTGTTCGAATCCACATACGAAGATCATGTCGAGCTGTATTTTGTCCAGCCGGCGAACCTTGTATCAAAAACTTTTGTGCATTCGATCCGTTGAAACCATATAAATCAATATTCGTACCATTAGCAGTTGCGCCGTCCACCACATCAATAACCTGATTCGAATTATTAATATTCGCAAACACAGCACGAATTTCTTGCCACGTTCCACCCATCACATTTGCGGGGTTCGAAATACTAGCTGCAGTGCATTCGAAAACTGATCCGACCGGATAGCCTCGCATGTCAGGGGTGATATTTTTAACCTCTTGGGCGGTTCCAGAAGTTGGGGCTCCATCTTGGGCTGCGATGACTTTTTGGAATGTGTATTCTGTATACACTTCCACATCTCCTTCTGAATAATCCCAAGGGAAATATACCCATAGTTGGTAAGCGTTATGAGCACTGGCGAGCGCTTTAACTTGAATGCCATTATGATATCGGCATCCTTCATACCACCACGTAACTCCAAAAGCTTTAGTAGCCGAATACGGGTTTTGCCAGCCATCTTTTATTTGAATGTGAATGATACTGTTTTGCACAGAATAACCGTTATATCCCGATCCGCTATATATTTTCACATAACAGTTTGAGGAATCAACAGTACCAGAGAAATTTCCAATATGGACCCATTTCGCTTTGCCGCAACTATACGTCATTCGGTAATGCCATCTTCGTGTCCCTGTTGGATAATTACTTACATCCAATACCATATTGCCGTTATTATAAAGATTGCCGTTTGAAGCGTCTTTATACATCGACATATCATATCCATTAGCTGTCCGACCTGATTTATAGCCAAAGATACCGAACCAATCATTGATCGCGCCCAGGCAAAAAGCGTGATTGTTTATCGTTTTCAAGCCCAATATCGTCGTAAAAGAAGCGTTACTATTTTCGGCGAGGTAAATGCTGCTACTTTGAGGCGTCGCCCCCGAAAGCCAATTACCCCGTCGGTTTTGTAACCGAGAATACATCGGCAAGTAATTTTCGAATCTTCCATCATTTGCACTTACTCCCCCGAACGCGATTGACCTGCCGTCTTTGCCAAAGTTGATCAACGAGAACGACGGCGCAACGTCGGCGTACACCGTGGCGCTGGTAAAGTAGTCGGTTGCGATCGCTCTAAAGCTGAACTTGCTATCAACGCTATAAGGACCCGTCTTGATAACACTTGAGTTTGTACCGTATGAGTCCGAAATGGTTTGAATGTCAGTCCATGTGTTTCCATTAAGCTGTTGGATCTTAAATGATCGTGTGTTCTTGCTTCCCATTGATGCGATGGCGAAATTGAACAAGATTTTGACTGCTGTTCCTTCTTCGTTTTCCACGCCTGCACTTGTACACCGTACGGCTTTGAAGGTCGTGACAGATGGCGATGAATAAGCAGACACAGCGACCGTTACTGTTTTCGATGCCGTTCGCCCCCGTGAGTCGGTAACAGTAGCAACGACGTTCAAATTTCCAGAACCGTTAATGGTCTGTGTTGTAAAGACGTTGCTGTCACCCGAATATGTTTTGCCATCGACTTTAACTGAATAGCTTTTGATCGTGCTTCCTTGATTACCCGCAGCCGATATAGTCAGTTTGAACTTCGATCGGCCCTGGATATAGGCTGCAAACTGTGCTGCAATCCCGGCTGTTGCCTCCGCTACGGCTACCGATGAGATACTCGGCACAATGTTTGACGGGACTTTCAATGTTATATTGATACTCTTATCGCCTATGATCGTGTTGCCTGATTTAGTCCTTACCAAAATATTCCATGTTCCGCTGGTTGCACTTGGGATCTTGCTTGCTAAAGATACTGGCGGCGTCCATTTCTGTGATGTCCCAGTTACACCAGTTGCAAGAGTTGTATAACTGGAATCGCTGGAATATTTGTAAAAAATATCGTGTGTGAAACTGCTGGTTGCTTTTGGGAGGTTGATCGTAACAGCACTTCCCATGTTGACGCTGTTTGCGCTCAATGTCGGAACAGTTGCTCTAGGGATCTTAGGGATCGATCCATCAATATTGAATACTGTCCATCCCACCTCTGGTGTGTTGTATCCATTGATGCCTGCCTTGAACATCCATTGACCCCATTTTTTGCCCGTTGGCCACGATCCGTCAGGATTGTGCTCGACTTCGCTGTGCCGGTTTGTCAGGGCAAAAGTTTGAAGCGTCGTATTTCTGACGTCCATTGATACTGTCGACTCAAACTTGCCACCATTAAAGTCTCCGATCCCTACCTTGCCGTAAGCATTGTAGAAATAGTAAGCGCTGTTCAGACGATGGAGACGGATCGCCATCATCGAGATCTTTGTTTTATTTGCCTCAATATCTTGACAGTAGTCCCACTGCACATCGATCGAGTAGTAGGCGCTGGCCCAAACATTGCGCCATACAGCGCCATGCCAATTTCCGTAGGCCATCGATCATCACCTCACTTTCTTGAAGTCCAAGGATCCATTTGCTCGCGGAACGAAGGCAAAGTTTCCAATGCGCAAAGAATTTAAAAACACGCCGTCGTAGATGTACAGCGTGCTGTCGGAGATGTAAGCAACCTCCGCTTGCCCCTGGAGAAAAGAGATCCGATCTTTTGCGATCTTGAGCATCTTGTTGTTTCCGTTCTCCCCTAAAAAGATGTTCCCATCGATAAACCGGATAAACTTCGTGATCGTTGCGAATTCGTCATTTGTGAGATCCTGATTATTGTTGACCTGCGTTTTAAAATCATTAAAAAGCATTTCGAACGAGTTGTACTTCTGTTCCAGGATCGTTGATGCCTCAGCAATTAATTTATCAGTGTCTCCCTTCGCATAGTATTGCTGCGAAACCTCGTTTTTTATGCTTTCCCCGGTCTGTGCGATCGACGTTGACAAGCGCTGTTCCAGCTGTGACGCGGTATTCTGGATCGCTTCATCAATGCTGTGTCGGACACTTAGGACGTTCCCTCTAGCAATAATGCTCATAGGGCACCCCCCCCCCGACCAGATCGGCAGGGTTTGGTCGGTATGGATGGGCTTTTGGTCCGTACTCAAGCATTACGTTCCGAAAGCGTATTTTTGTTTCCGGATTAGTGTTATCAACACGAAAATTTAGGCACATTTCTCCACGTTGTCCATTCGCATACGCTCTTTCTAACCAATCCGCACTCAAACGATAATTCTCTTTAACTATTTTAGTTATTTTCCCATTTAAACTAGCTAAACTCATTGATGATGACATCGCATTTTGAGTTATAGGTGGGAACCATTTTGCGTCATTCGAGTTCCAAACACCATTAGAAGGAGATTGTAGATATATAGTTCCTTTTGTGGCCCCTTCAACCTCAAACTCAATTTGCAAGGACAAGGCTTTATACTCGTTGAACTCATAATCTTTTAAAAAAAGTGTCTTTCGGCTTATCGTTTTATTAGTTCCTTCTCCCGGAATCCACCACTCATCAGAAATTTTCGTGAGCAAATTATGCCCTTCAGCATACTCAAATCCCTCGGGTGTTGTTACGATAGGGAGTACCGGATAATTACTCATAACAAGTACCCCCCCCGGTCGAGATTTTGAGGGATGCTAGAACCAATCACAAAGATATCTGCTTTGACAAGCTCTTGCGTAGTTGCTGTATGCGTTGACACAGTTAAATTAGCGTCAAGCCATAGTCCCATTTGGGAATAACCAGAAGGAACCGTATGCGTAATCGTTAATATGCCTTCGCCATTCGAAATAATTTGTACAGTGTCAGGGTAAGTCGAAACTCGATCATTGTCGGAATTGAACCACTCTATACGAGCACGAAGTTTTTTCCCCGATGTGGATTTGATTCGAATTTGGAACGTTACTACATCTCCAGCTTTAATTCCCCAATCAACATAAGGTTTTGTTGCCCATGTTGAGCATTGGCCTCGATATTGATCAACCCCGATAGATATCCAATCGTCGTGGTATGGAATAAGCGAAAGGGTATCTAAAAGCGAAACATCAAGATATGCGCTATTTGGATTTCTAGCAATCATAAATGCAACATAAGCAGTTTCAAACTTTAGCGTATAAGTTGTAAAGTAATTCCATCCTTTGCCAATTCCTAAATATTTTTTATCTTTGTCGAATTCAAGAATCCATATCATTAAATGAGAATTATCTCCAGAAAAGGTGATTTTTCTGTCTGATCCGCAAGGAATAAGATCTTTTGAACGAACTCTTTTCTCGTGAAGCGAGTGCGTGGAAGAATCTTTACATGCCGCATAGTCACTTCCGACAGAAGCATAAGGATCGAGTTTTCCTTGCTCAAACATATCAGACGTTAACTTGATTTCCATTGTCCACACTCCTTTCTAGTTTTCCAAAGTCGCATAGACTTCTTTCGGCGCTGTAAGGGTCAATGTCTTGCCCGTTGCGATCGCTGCAGCCACTCCGACTTGATACCACTTGATCGCACCGAAAGCGTTGACTTGAGTGTCGGTAAGCTCTTTACCGCCTTTAAAAACCTTGGCTGTAATGGTCAAGGTCTTTTGTGAGGCGGTAAACTCCAATCCGTTTGGCGTGTCGTAGACGATCAGAAAAGCATCTGTCCCATCTGTCCCTTGCCTTGATACGGAATAGCTCGTGGTCGTTTTGTTGTCCGAATAAGTGACGATCGTTCTCGTCCACAAAAACTGTCCGACCGGAACCGTCGGAATCGTTGTCAACCAAGTGCCAGTAGGAACCGTTGTCCCAGAAGCACCTGCCTGATAAGTGATCGCTGTGCTTTTGACAGTAACAGAAGTACCATTGGTTCCGTTTGTACCATTAGAACCGTTTCTCGACACACTGTAAGCAGTGGTGGATTTTCCGTCCGAATAATTGACGACGGTTTTCGTCCAAAGATATTCGCCTGCATTTGTTGCAGGAGGCGAATTAACCCATGTACCAGTAGGTGCAGTAGTTCCGCTCGAAGACTTTTGATAAGTAACCGATGTGCTCGATACAGTCACAGATGTACCATTGGTGCCGTTGGTCCCGTTTTTAGGGATGTAGGATACAGAATAGCTTGTACTTGTCGTGTTGTCTGTATAGGTGAGGATCGTTCTCGTCCAGAGATATTGACCTTGGCTTACTGCTGGCACCGTAGCGTTCCACGATCCTGTTGGCGCTGTCGTACCCGATGTGCCGGATTGGTAAGTGATTGCCGTAGACTTAACACCCTTCCCTGTTGCACCCGGGCTTCCCGGCGCTCCAGTAGCACCCGTCATACAGATTGGTGATGTTTCGCTTGTCGTTCCGTCGACGAAAGTAAACTTGATCTTCATCCAGATGTATTTTCCAGACGCTTCGCTTGGTTTGGTCGTGCTCCACGATCCTCCAGATTGTGTCGTGTTGCTTGTCGATTGATAATAATACGTTTCTTGCTTTTGACTCGTGAGAGCGTCGACCTTGCTTGATACCTGTGTAACGGTCTGCGTGATTTGACCAGCCTTGATATCGATTTGTGAGTCCGCATAGTCTTTAGCTCCTTTGATTGCCGTATTTACCTCTGTCTTTGTCGCTCTTAGACTGATTGCTTGCGAGTTCTGCGAGATGTTCGTTTCAGCTGTAGATACCCGGCTTGTAAGACCATCTATACCATCCTGGATATCGCTGATCTGCCCTTGAGCGGCTGCAATATCTTTTTTCGCTTGTGTGACATCGGCGGTTGCCTTATCCACTGCCTGTTGAGCTGTAGCAAGTGCTGATTTCGCTGCGTTCAGCTGTTCGGTCGTTGTTGCTTGATCAGACTCCAATGCGGATACCGCATCCTGCGCTGCCTTTAGGTCAGCCTCAGCCTTCGTTAGCTTTTGGTTGGCCTCGCTTTGGGCAGACTGCAAAGTGCTCAGATTATTTTGCGCTGCTGTCAAGGCGTTACTTTGTTTGAGTAGTTCGGCATCAATGTCCGCCTTGTTTTGCTGGTATTCAGTGTTTGAAACCTTGCTTGCCAGCCCATCGGCGTTAGCCGTGATCTGCGTTTGCAGGTCGCCTTCCATGTCTGCCATTTCGCCCTTTGTGGCGTATGATCCTGAAATATCCAAAAGAATCTGTTAGGTCGCATCCGCTACATCCTGCTTTGCTTCGGCCGCCGCATCTTTTGCCTCTTGTATACCGGTCTTGATCGGGCCGATCTCCTGCTCAATGTCCTGTGCTTTGCTCAGCGCATCTCCGGCCTGCTGCACCGCATTCTGCGCGCTCTGGCTTGCGTTGCTTGCGCTTGTTGCTGCCTGATTGGCTGTTTCGATTGCTTGCAGTGTAGCGCTCCATGTGCCGTCTAGTTCAGGATCTGAGTAAGCGATAGCGTCCGGGTTTTTATAGACCGCTTTAAGACGCACCCAAAGATATTTTGTAGCATCAAATGTCGGAGGAGTAGCGCTCCATGATCCGCCCTCTTGAGCTGTGTTGCTGGTCGACATGTAAAATTCCCTCGTCATGCTCACGAGAGACTGCCCATCATCGCCTCGGATTTTGACCCATGTATAATCACTCACAAGCTCGGAATCTGCCTCCAGATGATCGCTATACGTCCCCATCCATTTGCCTTCTGTCTTGCCGTTGTTTCCGGTAAAGGTCTGGCCTCCATCGTTGGAGTATCGGATGTGCAGATACAACGGCTCAGGCGTTGCCCCGTCATGCACATTGGTCAGCGTGACCTCGGCCCTGGCATATACCTTTCCGTCCTTTGTAGCCTCAAAACCATATACGGCCTGTGCATCAAAATCGCCGGAAGAAACCGTGATATTTTTTGTTGTAGCGATCTGTGTTCCGTCTTTCTTCCAAACAATCTGATACTGGCTTACTATATCGACCACGCCATCCATGACCTGCGCCGTGAGTGTCGTGGATCCTGTATCGTTGACGAATTGGATCCCGTTATCGCTCATGATCTGCCCAATGTAGACCTTGTTTTCTTTGATCAGCGCTTCAACTCGTGCCACCAAAGAGGTGTCGATTTCTGACTTCAAAACCTCGATGTTCGAGTAAATCGTCTTATTCCGGCTCTCGTCTGTAATGCTGCGCACCTGCTCGGTCACTCGGGCCTCCAAGTACAAGATCGGATTGTACTCCTCATCCGTGATCCGCACCGTGTCACCGATTCCTGTGTCTGCGTAGCCGTCGATCTCATACGTGACCTTCGGCGTGCAATTCTTTTTCAGTTCAGCGAGCGCTCGGCCGTACAGCATTTCCTTATCCGTAACATCGCAATCCCAGTGGACAAGGACATAGCGGTCCTGTGATTTGCTCATAAAAGACGGGAAACGATCACGAGCGAGAGGCGCACGGATCAATGCACCATCGGTAAAGTATTCGACTCTTCCGTCTTTATCTTTTACAGCGTGGCTGACTCCTGATATATCGACCTTGGCATCGCTGCCTTCGATCGTTCCTCCATGCGGATAGATACAGGTATACAGATCCGTGATATCGCTTGTTTTCTTGATTCCTTTGATCTCTCGGCCGTATGTTAAGTTAGCGACGTCTGCCTTTCCGATTCCCTGCACGGTGTCGGAATGCGCTCGATATACGTTCATCACGATCTTGTTCAATGAGTAATCCGAATTGAGTACCGGCACGAATTCCAGCTCGGCATCAAACACGTTGGCCAAACTATACAAACGAGAAAGGACGGTGTTTTCGCCGTCCCATTTATTTTTTATTTGCTTGTCTGACACCTCGTTTAAGCCGATCTGCACCGTGTTTTCAGGATCAAACTTATTTTTATATTGGGTGAATGACCAGTTTTCCTGGCAGTCGAAGGCGTCGCGCTGTTCGTTCAAAAGCTCTAGATTTGTAGACCACGCCTCGACCTCGACTTCGTTCTCGTCGCGATGCACGATCATGATGTTCAGGTAGTAATCTCTCCGGTCTGTTTTAAAAGCGATCTTATAGCCCTCGACTAAGTAAAGAGAATCAGGATGACGAGCATCTGATTTAAAAGTGAAAGTGTTGGATGTCCCTTTCAAATATTCATGCAGCTCGTCATCCCAAAAAGGAAGACCATCAGGAACGTTATTGTCCAGGAAAGCCACGACAGTATCATTCTGATCTAGAATTGCAATTCGTGATGTGAGTTTGATCATAGCCATGCCTCCCTGATTTCTGCAGTGATCGTCGGCGCCGGTGAACTAAAAGACGAGTGATAAAATTCAACCTTATTTACACCCGGTTTGGCCAGAAAGTACTTGGTGCCCGTCATCTCATCCTGCGGCCTCGGCATCCCTCTAAAATACATCTTGCCCTGGTTGCCTTTCACGATCATATCAGCGTTTCCTGGATATCTATTCGGTACGTCCTTCCAATGCTGCACGCCCAACTTATCAAAAATAAAGCTTCGGATGCCCATATGAGTAACCAACCGGTTCCGATAAACCGGATGGCATTTGAATGCCATTGAGATTTTGGCGCATTCCCAGTTTTCAATTTCGGGGATCTCGAATGATGGGTACGTTGCCCACCAGTAGAAAGTAAGCTTTCGGCCGACTTTTCGCAGATCGCAGTGCCCATTGGTCCGCCACCAAGGGTTTTTGTTGGTTTCGTGACTGGATTCATAATCATAGCTTTTTAAAATCTTGCCGTTGCTCCAAAGCTCGTAGTGGGCGGTATTACCAGAGAGATCTTGTTTATACCAGTTGACACCGGCAATCTGTTTATTATCGGCTGTCAACCAATTGATGTTAAACTCTCCAACTTGCCCCATCAGACCAGCCCACATAACCACAAAAAAGTAAGAGTAAAAATTCTTCGCCCCCACATGTCCATTCGAATCGGCAGGTACCGCTACAGTGCGCTGGCCACCTGTCATAGCCTGTCCTGGATTCGGGCCGGCACTGCCGAAGCTAAGCCATTGTTGATCCCACCAATTGACAACAGCTAAAGTCCCTGTTGCGTCATAGTTTGGATGCATATAGTCCACGCCGGATGCGCCATCATCTGCTTTGTTAAAAAAGTTTGTCATGGTCAAGAGTCGTTCATTCATTTCCACGATCTTGCCGTCTGCTTCTTCTTTCTTGCCGTACTGCATGGCTCCTGATTCCGAAACGATCCCGATGTATCCATTTTCATGGTTCATATGGATCTTGTAATCGATCGGGACTGCCACGGTTCCTTTATTTTCGATGTTTGCGGTAAGCACTCCCTCGATCAGAGTGGCTGGAAACGACTTAGTGACGGTAGAATACTTCAATGGATCCGTACAAGTAAACACGATCTCGCCAACGACAAAATTCTTGCCCGGTTCCACGGTCGAGTTTTCTGTTTTTGTCGCTACAAAATATTTGTC